AGATGTGGCCGGGAACGACAATTCATACTAATACTAAAACACATTATTTATTACACTACACACTTACTCGTCATCCTCCTCCTCTTCCTCCTCTACCTCGTCCTCAGACTCTACCAGCGCGCGGCTCGGGAGCTTGTTGGCCGCGCTAAACTTGACCTGGTGAACGCGATAAGTCGCGCCGAACCCGGCCGGAGTGCGCCAGATCTGACTGAGCTCGACCAGGGTCGTGACAGACTGACCCTTCTCCAGGGAATCCAAGGGTACGTCCGTTCCAGTCGCGTCATAGGACTCCGTCTTGATGGCTCCAGTTCCCAAGTCGGTGATGACCTTGAGGTTCAACAGGGGCGCGTAGCCCTCTTTGGCCGCCGGCTTGAAGGGCGACTTGAACATCTCGGCCAGAGTATCGCGGCTCATCTTCTTGCCCATGATCTCCTCACAGTGGTCGAACACGAAACCCAGGACGGCCTTGTTGATCTCGTCAAGGCGCTTGGCGACGTCCGCGTTATCCACACTCAAGGGCAAGTTGGTGCTGGTCACCTTGCCAGTATTCTCGTCCGTGAAGGTACTCAGACCAAAGGGGGCCCGAAGTGTGGGGAGCTTCAGGAGCAGCTTGCCACCCGACTTGTGGTTCAGATAGACCACCTTTCCACCCTTGGAATTCTTGCGCACATCGCTGAACTTGATATCGGAGACTGAGAGGTCGGAAATCTTGGTGATTGACATGGCCATTTGTAGTGCTTTCTACTTTTACAGTGTCCCTGGTCTTTAGGCCAGGACACGCGACCAACTTTTTTGTGTGCGTCTTGTAGGCGAGATGAGTGCTGCATCTAATGAAAGGTGGAAAAATATTAGAGGGAATGAAAGAGCCAATGCTATTTTTAGAGCCTTTTTGACCAAGGCGAATACCATTCAAAAAACAACTCAAGAACTCATCCAACTCCATAGAAATTTCACGAGTTTAGTGGTTGATGCAAAAAAACTAGGGGTCGCGCCGCCAAGAAAACCTCATACTTTGAAAAGTATAAAGAGTTGGTTACAAAAACTTGGGAATATAAATCCGGCCATGGCTCTGCGTGTAGCGCGTTTAGCACGGAGTTTACGCGCACGGGGTCAATTTCAGAGAGCTACCAAATTAGCTCAAATACAACGTGGGTCGCAAATACGCAAAAACGCTTTGCTCGCGGAGGCTGCGGCGGCGGCTGCCGAGGAAAAAGCAAATCAGACAAGGGCCGCGGCTGAGGCAGCAGCGGCCAGAGCCCAAGCTAATGGGAACGCAAAGAATCTTGCGGCTGCGCAGGCGGCAGAGCTGGCGAAACGCCAAGCAGAAGCTGAGGCCAAGGAGGCTGCGGCTAGGGCTACGGCTGCGGCTGAGGCGGCAGAGGCAGAAGCGGCGAGGCAAGCGAGACACGCCCAAAAAATGGCAGAACAGGCGGACGCAAAGAAAAAGCGGCTGGAACGGGAAGCCGAAATTAAGACGCAAAGAAGAAGTAACAAAAGGAATCGGGGCTTGGCTACTCAGGAGGCAAGGCGGGCGGAACGCACGGCAGAAGCTGCGGCCAAGGAGGCTGCGGAGGCTGCAGCTCTGGCAAATAGTAACGCAAAAAAGGCGGCCGCTGCTCAGGCCCAAGCAGCCGCAGAGGCCAGTGCGGCAAAGTCTCGGCAAATTGTTGAAAGTTTAAAACGGACAATAAGAAATTCAAACAATACCAGACTTGGGACAATAAATGCAAATATCAGTCAGTCATCAAACTTGAATAATGCACAAAAGGGAAATCTGTCTAGGGCTATTGCGGCTAGAAAAAAGCAACTTGCGGATAAAAGGAATTTTAACAGAAAGAAAGCCCTGAGTACCGCTGAACGGGCCAGAAGTGCGGACGCGGCCAAAGCAGCACAGGAGGCGAGGAACGAAAAAGCACGGGCGGCCGCGGCAGCGGCCAGAGAGGCGGCGAAGACCCAAGCACAAAAGGCGGCAGCGGCCAGAGAGGCGGCGAAGACCCAAGCAGCACAGGCGGCGGCAGCGGCGACCAGAGCCAAAGCCAACGGTAATGCAAGGAATCGCGCGGCTGCTGCGAACACAGCGAGGAAGGCCACGGAGGCGGAAGCAGCGGCACGGAAGCAGGCGACCAATGCGGCGAACGCAGAGAAGAGGGCAAAGGAAGCGGGGGCAAAGGCGGCCGAAGAGGCCAAGGCGGCAACTTCGCGAAATCTCAATACATATATAAATAGAATATCAACTCCTAATTTTAGAAAAAATTTGAATACTTCTAATCAGATTGAAGCCGTAAAGAAGACTTTAAACACCATGGCCTCGATGGCTGGACTCGGTGCAAACAATGGAAAAGTTCGTGCAGCAAAAAATAGTTTAAATAGATTTTTTAAATCCAAGTTTATTCCAAATTCTGAATATATTAAAAAAGCAAAACAATTCTATAATTTAACTCCTGGAAAAGGAACCGCAGCAGGGTGGGTACCGCGCCTCAAGTACGAGCCTGGACGGTATTCTGCAGGCGCCAATGTGAACATATCAGGCCTAAATATAAATAAACTTAAAAAAGGCAGTGAATAAATATGTAGGTAAGAATCTAATTGGCAGGATCAACTGGAATTTACAGCAAAGGCGAAGCTTGGCAAAAAATATAATAAATAGACGTGCTAATGGGCGTAATTTGAACAACAGTCTTTGGAGAGCCAGGTCAATTCCTAAAAAATAAACTAATAGTAAATGATAGTCCTATTCTTCCTCTTTGCCCTGTTGGCCAGCCCACTGGCCTTCAAGGGCGTCAGGAGCATCCTGGGAACGTGGGTCGCGTCGGCCGAGGGCCTTCCCACCTTCGCAGGAGTCTTCTTGCATGCGCTTGTATTCGTTTTGACCCTTCGGTTCCTCAAGTATCGCCCAGGAATGAGGGCCAACTATGAAGAGATGACCATCTATGATCCCAGTGTGACGCGGGCGACCGATTACGGTATGCATCTGGCCTCCAAGGGTCCAGATGATCTTATAAAATTTTAGTTGACTATATTAAAATGTGGATCAAGCTTCTGGTCTCTGCCCTCCTCTTCTTCATTATCAGCAACCCGGCCCTGTACAAGATTACCCGGGGTCTGGGCGGCTGGGTCGCCAGCCCAGAGGGCCTTCCCCATACGGGCGGCCTCCTGCTCCACGCCGTGGTTTTCGCCCTGACGGCGCGCATCATCATGCGGGCCCTGTGGCGCCGCAAGATGCGCAAGTATTATTCCCCATATGCCGATGAGTACGCTGAGGAGTATGCCGATGAGTACGCTGAGGAGTATGCCGACGAGTACGCGGAGGAGTAAAAAAAAATATATATATAAAGTAAATGTTGACCAAGATTCTCATCTACCTGATCCTCTTTTTCCTTGTCGCCAGCCCGACCGCCTTCAAGGCTGTCAGGAGCGTTCTGGGCTCGTGGGTCGCCAGTGCCGATGGTAGCCCCACAGGCGCTGGACTGCTCCTTCATGCCATTGTTTACGTGACGCTGGCCCACTACCTTCCAGAGAAGCTCATCTCGGGCTTCGAGGACTACGAGGAGTACGCAGAGGAGTTCGCAGAGGATTATGTTGATGAGTACGTCGAGGAGGGTTTCGAGGAGTTCGCAGATGAGTACGCAGAGGAGTACGCAGAGGAGTACGCAGAGGAGTACGCAGAGGAGTACGCGGAGGAGTACGCGGAGGAGTACGCGGAGGAGTTCCGTTACCGACGCCCCAAGCCGCGCCGTCGTGGTCACTGTATAAAGATCTGTGGCTCTTGGGGCCTGATTGAGGCCGTTGCCCGCACGGCTCGCAAGTGGGGCGCCAAACACCGTCGCCGCCCAGCACGTGGAATGTCTCGTTACGCCGAGGAGTATGCAGAGGAGTTCGCAGCTCCAGGAACGGCTGCGGCTGAAGGTTATGACGAAAAGGCCGAGGGATATGCCGAAGACCGCCGCCACCACAATCGCCGCCGCCACTGCGTATGGGTGTGCGGTTCGTGGGGTCTGATTTCAGCGGTGACTCGAGTTGCCGCCAAACACCATCGCCGCCCAGCACGTGGAACGTCTCGTTATGCCGAGGAATATGAGGAGGAGAAATACGTAGCTGGCAAGTACTACAGCAGCGCCAAGGGGCCAACTACCCAATCATCTTATGGCAAACCTGCCTTTTACGTGTAAATCTAAAACTCTTCATCAAATCTAACCGAGTCGCCTTCTTCAACCATTCGCTTTGAATAGTCGCCCACTCTCTTTTCGAAAAAATTAGTCTTTCCTTCAAGACTTATAGTCTCCATCCACGCAAAGGGGTTTTCGGCCCCAAAGATTGGTGCTTGACCCAACTGCTTCAGCAGACGATCTCCAACATAACGAATATATTGCTTCATTTGTTCGGCATCCATGCCTATTAACTTGCATGGAAGCGCCTCCGTAATGAAGTTTTCCTCTATGGCCACGGCACTTTGTACAATGTTCCGGATGACGTCCGAGCTCACCTTTGCCTGAAGATGCGAGTAAAGAGCCACCGCAAACTCCAGGTGCGAGCCCTCGTCGCGACTGATGAGTTCGTTACTGAAGCAAAGTCCGGGCATGACCCCTCGTTTCTTGAGCCAAAATATTGCGCAAAATGATCCTGAGAAGAATATACCCTCGACGCACATGAAAGCTACGAGCCGCTGGGCAAAAGACAGCGCCTTGTCGAGCCACGACAGAGCCCAGTCAGCCTTGGCCTTGATGGATGGGTTGTGTTTGACACTCGACAGCAAGAGCCCCTCCTCCTCGGGATCCTGAACAAGCTTGTTGATTAACAAAGAATAAGTCTCTGAATGAATTGACTCGTTGAAAGCCTGGTATGCGTAAAAAGAGCGCGCCTCTGCAATCTGAACATCCGAGCTAAAATTCAAGTCTATATTTTCCATGACTATCCCGTCACTCGCAGCAAAGAACGCAAGAATAATTTTAATAAAATTTTTTTCATAAAATGTTAGACCCTCCCAGTCCTTGAGGTCGGCACTCAGGTCAATTTCCTCCACGGTCCAAAAGGACCCCACTGCTTTCTTATACAGGGTCCATAGGTCAGGATACCGTATAGGAAAGGTTGTGAACCGATCAGTGCTTGGCGACAAGATCGGATCCATTATACTCTAAGCAACTTATTTCTTTAGTCCGCTGGAAGCTCGACGTTCTGCATTACGGATGGCTCGAGTTTCGAGTCAATTTGATTGAACTGGGTTGTGTCAAAATCATACTTATCTTCAATTGAATTTAAAACAATGATATCTGCAAGTTGTGAATTGAAAGACTTTTGGACCTGAAACTCCTCGAACCTTCCCCACGTGAGTATTATTATCAAGGTGAGGACTGCTGCGATGAGACCATCCTCCATATTATGTTTGTATAAAATAGATGGCGGCGTCCGAAATCAGCGGTTTTTACGCCGCTTCTGATACGGTCCCAAATGCAATAACATTTTATGTCCAGTCGCCAATGCCCTTTGGCATCGAAGAGGGCTGGGTACTGACAAATGTCCCCGGAATTCAAGGCCAGACGAAAGTTATAGAAGTTTCGCTCTTCAAGGGGAGCTATCCCGGATATGGAGGTTATAACGGTTCTATAGATTTTCAGGTGAATGTCCCGCAGACTATTCAGGGAACGACGGCGGCGCCAGCTGCTCAGCTAGCTCCGGCACCTATACTTCCACCCCCGACCCCACCAACACTCACGGGAGTTTACTACACACAGAGAGGACTGCTTGTTTTTTACTCGACTCTGCCTATTTCAGGGAACGTAACACAGGGGTGGAACATAACCGGTATGCCAGGTATCAGCTCTACTCTGAACGTACAGATGGTTTCTTTTCAGTCTGGAAATCTCGGAGCCTTTAAATATGCAGGGGTCCTGACGGCTGTTCCAGTAACTCCGCAACTCGTTGAGATTGACCCAACTATTAAAGACAAATTTTTTAGCGTTCTTCGAAAGTTGGGCACCTTTGCGGAAATTCTTGGCGGAAAGATTGCGGATATCGATACGGAAGTCTTCAGTGACCCCAACGCACTGAGTTCTTACCTTTCAGAATCTCCAAATCTTTTAAAGTTTTTTTCTGAAAAGACGGGTCTTCAGCCAGAGTCAATCACTGGTGACCCCACGCAGCTCAAGGAGCTCATGGGGAGTCTGCCTCAACTCGCAAACGCCCTTGGGTTCCGGCTCAGGACAGGGCCAAATAAGCTAGTCGACGGGTTTCTCAATGACGAAGTGATGCTCGAGGCTATAGGTCAGGGGCGCGTTCTACCGCCCGTCCTCCCATCAACAGATGAATACCCACAGGGATTCCCGGTAAACGGTCAAGGAGGCTTGGTTAACCCAAAAGCTTCCGATGCGTTTGTACCAGCGACCGTGTCCACCGTAAAGCCACTCGTCCGCGCACCCATTGAAGACGAGGACTTCAAGAGATTCCCGATGGGCCTGCGAGAGCTGAACGATGCAGTGCCTGTACCTCCCGTAGCTCCAGAGCCCCTCACGGAAAAGCGCAATTTGGGATTCAATGCAGGCGGCATTCTCTCCCTTGATGCTCATGGCCCTCAAGAAGAATTTATTTCAAATGTTACTAACTTTAACACAAGCCAGTGGTCTCCAGGATATCAGCAACACACCAATTCCGTAGTCTACCAGGACTATATCCAAATGACACCCGCATCTGACACTTTTATACAACAGGCAGATCCGGGGACGTGTATTGTCGAGATCCAGCCAAAAAATCAGGGAGACCTCATTGCCAATATGTATGTTCAGTGCACCCTCCCAGCCCTCGATGGAGTGAGTTCTTACACAAACCAAATTGGCCGGGCTCTTATTCAGCAGATTGACTTTATCATAGATGAAACTATAGTTGAGACTATTTACGATGACTGGCTTTTTATAAAAGACCAAATATTTCTCGATTATGACGAGCAGATTGGCATGTTCAACCAGGTGAATGGCGGGCAGGCGAACCAGAACCTCACGCCGACAATAGACGTGCCGCTCCTCATCCCGCTAGAGTTTTTCTTTTGCAGACGGCACAGTGGAGGAAACAAGGGACGAGAGAGGTTGCGCAAGCCCTTCTTTCCACTGTGTGCCCTTTGGGGAGGCCAGAAAATATATATAAAATTTACTTTCAGACCTCAGTACTGGTTTACAAACTATTCCAAGCCAATCGATATAATAAATCCGGTACTTTTGATAGAATATGTAAAAATCACGACGAATGAAAAATTGCACTACAGAAACACACCTCTCCGTTACGTGGTGCCGGTCGTCAAGAGGGATGCCACGTCGCCTTATACAAATGGCGTAGTGACGCAAAATATTTCTGCAAACTTTCCTGTTCAACTTATTGCATGGTTTATTAGAAACCAACAATTTGAGTCGACTGATTTAAACTATTACGCCACTAGATACATCTATGGATATGCAACTCAGTACCAGGCAGTTGCAGTGCCACTCAGTTTTCCAACGGGGTCTGTTCAATATGTTGATGTTATCCAATCTGTAAAGATTACCATTAATAATGAAGATTTACTTGACACTTTTGCGAATGGGCCATATACCCAGTTCTTGCAGCCTATGCAGCACGGTCTGTCCGTGCCTCAAAAGAATATTTACATGTACTCATTCGGATTGAATATTACAGAATACAATTCGGGTGGGTATTTGAATTTTTCAAAAATCAATTCACAGACATCAAACCTTATAATTTCTTTTTTGCCAGAATATGCATCGGTTCTTGCCAGTTACAATTTATATATTTATTATTATGGTCTATCTATTCTAGAGTTTAACAATGGTTTTGCGGGCGTATCTTATCTTTGATCATGTAATCAATAATTCCATTGGTCAAGCACCATCTGATAAAGTTGAGCTGGGCGACGGTTGTGCTTAGACCCTGAAACTCTATGCGCTCCGTCCGGCAAAAAGGATCAAAGAGCTTTTTAGAGTAGCCATCTAGACTTGACTTGTAAGCGACGTGAACAGTAAAGGGCCGACCGGTCGGCGAGTTATAAGTCACGTGGCGATTCTTTGCGTAATTTGTAACAAACCACTCCAAGTTGCGGAGAGAGATTCCTTGGGACTTGGTCGTCAAAATATCTTTTAGCTTTGTAGAGTTTTCAGGCTCCTCGTAAAACTTTGTGAGAGACTCGAGCAAAAGCTCTGAACGAGTACTCATTAGTTGAGTAGGTTCTTAGATTTTTAAGCCTCGAGCCTCAAGCCGAAGGCTTGGTCTCACGAGTAGAGGGAGCGATGCGCCCTCGGCCACTCGGTCTAAATATTCAAGCGAGGACGACTCGCAACCTTTTCACACGCAGGACAACCCGCTAAAAAGAATGGCGGCAGTGTATGCGTGTGTGTGGGACCAGCTGGCTCGGAACATGCGCTTGGCCCATCCTTCATTCGAACTATTGGCTTTTGATCAAGGTGCGACTTGCAGTAACCGTCAAACCGCGCGTGACGGGTGCATCTCTTGCCCGAGCCTATGAGTCCGAGACATTGCCCCGTCTTGACCTCGAGGGTCGCCGTCTCTTTCATGAGACGCTCGTACGAAATCCGGTACGTTTTTGAAATGTGCGCCAGGACAACAGCGAGCCGGTCCGAGACGCGCCGGTCAACCTCCGTCTCAACAGCCTGCATAATTGTCTGTTCCATTTCCTTACTCATGACTAGGTTACCTTCTTAAAATAAGAATCTATACTTTTCATCTTGGAATCGTACGTGCCCTTCTTGTTCCCTGCAGTTGCGGCGCCGAAGATGAGCCTCTCAGGACAAGCACCCACAAGGGGTTCGAGCAAGTCACATATTGGCTTTTTCAACTGGTTCAGAAAGTAGTACTGATAGTCCAACGGAACGTTCTTCTCGCGGACCCAGTTCGGGTCCTCGGCCTTTTCATAGAGCTTTCCCGGACCTTTTGCGACTACAAAAGAGACCCGGTCGCCTTGCTGAGGCTCGGACCCTGGGGCCCTGGAGCGAATCTTGTCCCGCACGGCCACGTGCGGCATGGGGACCTTGTAGTCTGCGCCGAGCTGCTTGCTCATGAGCAGCTTGTCGACAGGGACTTTTCCTGAAGAAAGCTCTTCCGAGGCCCGTCTCGCAAAAGCAATCACGGGCCTCGGATCACTACTCTCGAGCATCATATCCAAGAGTTTCTTGAGCGTCTCGCGGACAAAGGGGCAACTGTCTCTCCTGACCACTTGCAGACCCTTGATGTCGACCTTTGTGAAGGCGACCAGTTGGGTCCCATCTGCTTTCAGGATTGGCGTCCCGTCTTTGTGCGCCATTCCTTCGTACATTTTTGCAGCATAGCGCTTCTTGCTGTACAAAAAGTACGGGCAGTAGACCTTTTCCAGTTCCAGATCGTTCGGTGCCTTGAAGAGCTTCGTGCATTGCGCGGCCGCGAGAAGGCCCTGTGACCACGAGTAATCGATCGCGTCCTGGCCAGTGCGCCCTTCCACATCAAACTCTATCATCACTGAGTCAGTGTCACCGTACCGCACCTTGGCTCCAGGGAAGTTGGCCTCTACAGCATTCTTGGTCTCCTCGATCATCTGTCGGCCTCGCATCGTCACGGTGCTTGCGATCGCGACACACGGGAGCATCCCTTTGGCAGCCCCAGTAAACCCATAGATTGAATTCATGCTGATCTTGTAGGCGAGCTGCTGGCCGTTGTAGACAGCCTCCATCGGCGTGCCCTTTGCCTGGGCCATGAGTTTCTTGGCCTTTTTGCGGAACGCCTTGAGGTCCGTGAGAATCGAGGGAAGGAGGGACGTGATGGGTGCGCCATCAGGACCGGTCTGCGCAAAGGTGTGCTCGCCGTATTTTTCGTAGGTTACACCCGAAAGATTGGCGTAACGCTTGTCCATCACGAGAGTCGAGTAGCACAGGTTGTGAGCGACCATGATGCTCGGATACAGAGACGCAAAGTCCAGGGCCGTGATGGGAGTGTAATAGGCCCCGGTCTGCGCCTCAAGGACAGTCGCGCCCTCGTAGCCATCCACAGGTCCCTCGGGCCGCCGGATCGTCGGGATGAGGAAGCCGAGCTGTCGGGCCTTGTAGGCCATCTGGCTGAAGACTTTGATCTGCTGACCACGCTCACTCAAGAAGCTCAGAGGGACCCAGCACGCCTTGGCCATCTCAATCTGGTTCTGGAGTTGGCAAACCTTGGCCATAATCTTGTGAGGAAGTACCGTATCCTTGATGCAGTACTCTGCAACCTCTCCTAGGTTCGCCGGATCGCCCTCGAGAAAGCGGGAAAAGATCTCCTTGACAGGCATATCCATCTTCTGGTCCTTTAGGAAGTGCTTAGCACAAGCGTTGAGAGAGTAGGACTCGAGCTTGTGCTCGCGCTTAATGTCTTGGAAAAGATCAAAGACGTACCGACCAACCATAGGAACCATCTTGAGCTCGTTGCTGCCCAGAGCGCTAGAGGCCAGATGCTTGATAGTCAGCTCAGAGGGCAAGTCGGTCCGCCGGCCCCAGAGAGTCTCAACACCTAGCCTGCTCGCACGAACAAAGAGAAACTCAAGATCAAACCCGAAGATGTTCCAGCCCGTGATGATGTCGGGATCTACCTCGGCAAGATACTTGCCAAATGCAACTAGGAGTTCTCGCTCAGTCTCAAAGGACTCACAGTCGGCCCCTTCAGTCTGCTTGAGACACAGGCACTTGCGCTCACTGATCTCTTGGCCAAAATGGGCAGTCGTCATGCCAATCTGAAACACGCAGTCTCCAGGGATCTTGGGATCGGGGAAGTTTCCTGTACTCGAGTAACACTCAATATCGAAGGACATCACCTTCAAGGGGGCCACCGAGTCCTTGTCCTTCACGGGACTGAGGATTCCACGCAGGTTCAGGTCGCAGCGCGTGTCGGGGTCGTCAACCGCTTCAGAGATGCGGATCCAGCCCGTGCTAGTACAGCCAGACACGTGCATGAAGCGCAGAATAGGGTCAAGATTAGCCTCGTAAATGCGCCACTTTTCGCGCTGCAGTGAGTAGGTTGCGCTTCGGAACTCTTTGAAGGTCCGAAAGGTCAGTTTGGCAAAGCGCGTACGGGCTCCGTTTTGGAATCCCCAGAGATCCTTGGCGCTAAGGTACTCGATCTTGGCTCCACGGACCTCTGGAATATCGGCCCTCATTTTTACAAAAAAGTACGGTTCGAAGACGGT